AAAAATATAAAAGAATATAAAATAGTTGAATTTTCAAAAGAACCTTTACCTGCTTTATTTACAAAAGACCCTAATAATAATAATACAAGAATTTTTTCTATGGATATATTTAACTTACATTTTAAAGACGCGTCTGTATTTTACAAACTCTCAAATCAAATAGATTTGAAAGGAGGACGTTTTAGATCGCATAGAAAACGCAAAACTACTAAAAGACGCAAAAATAATCGCAAAAAAACCAGACGTAGAAGAAGAAATTAAACAAACGAAATATATTTAAAAAAGGATATACAATTTATATTTTTAAAAAAAATGAGATTGAATTAGTATTTAAATTATTATGTAATCAATAATTAATCTTTCATCAAAATGACATTTTGCGTTATTCCGTTTAACAAAGAAAAAATCAAAACCAAAAATGATATTTGCACAAGAATTGTAAACCAAATATCATTTATATGCGATATAGACGCAAACATATTGTCAAATTTGCTTCAATACGCAGTTAGACAAAAAGGCGATTTGAATATTTTCGGTTACAATTCTAGTTCTGGTGATTTTTGGGCAAAAAAAATAATAAAAAATAATTTTGTATTACATTTTACATTAAATGTAATACAAAATGGATGTGGTAAATCAAATATAAGGTTAGTTCCATTAATTGGCAGCGATTTAGAAATTAAACGTTTGGTATTTTATATAAAAAATGTAATAAAATTGTATAAATCAGGTTCCATTGAATAGTAAAACACGTATAAATCAAATATATCTTATTATACATATTGTAAATGGTGTGAATTTATTTTTTTTAGTATAATAAAAAAAAGTTCAGTGTGTATGAAAAATGTTAAATTTTTTCGGGGAAAGTTTTTTTGAGTTTTGGTTTTTGGACATTTATTTTGTCCATTTTTGAAAACCTTGGATATTTTATGTCAAAAAACACAATTCTGTGACCATAATTGAAATTTAGCGTCTCATCACTGAAAATTTTTGAAAAATTTTGTTACGATAAAATTTTATGTTTACCCCAAAAAACGATTTAGGCGTTTTTTTGTGTAACTCTATATATAATGACGGAGAGTTACATTTTTACGCCAAAAAACGCCGAGAAATATTTTTGTGAATTATGTGACTTTAAATGCTGTAAGGGGAGTGATTGGGATAGACATTTAATGACACGCAAACATAAAAAGAATGACAAAATGATTACAATGGATGACGTTTTTACGCCAAAAAACGCCACAGTAACAAAAATCTACACTTGTGATTGCGGAAAGGACTACAATTATCGTCAGGGTTTATGGAAGCATAAAAAGCATTGTTTGGAAGCAAAAAATGTGAAAGTATTGTTTGAAAAAGAACCGCAAAGCGAACTAAAAATGCTTACTGATTTAGTGTTGGGTGTTGTAAAACAAAATAAAGAATTAGTTACGCAGAATAGCGAACTAACGAATAAAATAGTTGATATATGTAAAGTAGGTCAAGCGTGTAACAGCATAAAAAATAGCAATATAAATTCGAATAATAAAACCTTTAATCTAAATGTGTATTTAAACGAGACGTGTAAGGATGCGATGAATATAACAGATTTTGTAGATTCTCTCAAGCTTCAATTGTCGGACTTGGAAAATGTGGGAAGATTGGGTTTTGTAGAAGGCATATCAAATATTATAGTAAAAAGTTTAAAAGAAATGGATGTTCATAAACGTCCGGTTCATTGTAGTGATTCAAAGAGAGAAGTAATGTATATTAAGGATGAAGATAAATGGGAGAAAGAAAATGAAAATAAAAATAAACTAAGAAAAGTAATTAAAAAAGTGGCAAGTAAAAATCAACGTTTATTACCAAAATTTAAAGAAGAACATCCAGATTGCGGCAATTATCACTCAAAATATTCGGACCAATATAACAAACTAATAGTAGAATCAATGGGAGGTTCAGGAGACAACGATATGGAAAAAGAAGATAAAATAATAAGAAAAATAGCAAAAGAAGTAGTAATAGACAAATCAATAACGTATTTAGATTAAATAATTATATCATTTGAAGTCTAATTTTTCGTTTAAAATTTTCTTCATTATTAAATAAATATAGCTTGAATTTTTTACACTCGTAAGCCTGAATATTTTCTCTCAAGGTAATTCTGGTAGACATTTTTAATTCTGGTAAAAATACAACATACTGATACAATCCATCGTTTCTATTAATTTTATCAAATAAATATCCGTCATATTCTTTATCCATAATTGTAGAATTATTGTTGCACAAGTCAAGTAAAGAGCAATCACATTGAACTTTTCTAATAGACCGCATAGTAACATTAATATAGTCAATATCATTTAACCATTTATTATAAAATTTATTAACATTGTCAGAGAGATGAATAATGCCAGTAACTTCTTGGAATCGTATCATATTAAGAAGATCAACTAAACGTCTAATCGGGCTGGTTATATGAATGTATGCGTCCAAGTCTAATATTTGGTGTCGTGTATCAACAATTTCAGAACCATTTATATATTGTCCAGACGCGCTATTCCATATTTTAATAAATTTAGAAACTTCACAAGGAACATATTCGGGAACATCAACTTCCTTCTTTATAATAGTGGACCTAAAAATGCCAGTTTTATATTTAATAAGCTCTTTAGCTGAATGATAATTCATAAGTATCATAAGATAACACACCACTTCGTGGCTATTTCTAACATTATTAATATATTTATGTTTAATGGACAATTTTTGTGTCGCATAAAGTATATCATGATATTTAGAGTCAGTTAATAATTTTGGGTCTTCGTAACAGTAATTTTTAGCTACTTTAATAAAACAATTGTCGTGTTTAATCTCAATAATTTCATCATTTTTAATAAAAATATCCATAACAAAAGCTATTCTGGTGACCTTTTCCTGTAAACTACACAAACAATCAGATAAAACAGTGGGTAGCATAGGTCGTCTTTTGTCAGGAAGATAAATGGTAGAAATTCTACGGGAAAATGAATCCCATAGGTTTAATACATCCATCAAGATTGTAACATTTGAAATGTATATACTTAATTGCTGTATACCATTATCGTGATGAACAATGCTAAACCCATCATCATAATCCAAGCTGTTAGGTGGGTCTATTGTAATAATATGCCATATTTTTTGATTGGTTCTATCTTGAATGTTAGGGTATTTCTGTTTTACAATATCAATTATACCATCGTGAGACATTTTGGAAACCGCGTCTTTAGCGTCCTTTTGAAATTTTTGTATAGACGCATTTAGACTTTTACAATATAACTGGTATTCATAAAAGTTATCAAGAATATCAACTGGTCCGATAACATTATCAAGTTTTGCTCTTGGATGTTTTTCTTCCCAATTATCGTAATTGATAGTTACGTATAAATTTGTTAAAACTTTTGAAAACCCCATATTTTTAATTTCATATGGAACTAAAAAAGATGGCAAACGCATATCATCAGGAATGCATTTATATAATAGTTTTCCATTTGTATTTCTATTTCCTTTTTTTTGTGTATCTTTGGTTTGTCTGCCGTATGTTTTATTACCAGCCAAAATTAAAACGGCTGGCATAGAAGGTCCGGAACGAATAGAAGAATGTATAATATTAATGGTTTTGTCTTCATTAACGGTAAATACATCATTAGAGAGAAGCTTAGAATAAATAGGATTAATATCAAGATTAATCTTATTTAAATTATTTGTATCAAATGTCTCCCAAGACTCATAATTCCTGTCATTTATATATATCTTATAACTATTCATTTGAACTAATATATATATGTATAAATAAGAAATCTTTAACTTGTAATTATTATGTTTGTATTGGCACGACAATGGTAACAAGTTTTTCAATTATGTTGTTTTTAAAGAATATGTTGATAGTTAAAATGTGTTGGTCAAATTTTGACCAAGATGTTGAATAAAAAATTGAAACAGAATATTATGATTTAGAGATGGTAAAATAAAATAAACAACCATAATAAAATGAATTCTCACGCATTAAATAGAGGTGTTCTAAGAAGGTGCAGTTTGTGTCGTGTAAATGGACACTATATAAGTAGTTGTAATAGTAATATATTAATAACAATGGAAGAAACATTTGCTCTAAAAACATTAGAAATGAATACAAAGGCTGAATTTAAAAATTGGTTAGAAGGCGAATATTTGGGACGTAGAATGCTTTTAAAGGCATTCGTTCATAAAAAGTTTAATTTGCCAAGAATAAGGTTTGACATAGCTGTTGCGTTAGTAACTATATATATATATCATACATATGTTGGTGAAGATGATGAAAATGAGTTAATAGCCGCCTATCCACAAGCATTGACGAACGAAATGTCTCCCAGAGGAATAACAGAGATAGAAGAAGTTTCGTCGCTACAAAGTTTATTCATACGAGAAATGATGGCTCTTTATAATCAAAGGAATGGAATGTCAATTGAAGAAGATATAAAATTTTCAATAAAAATAACTCTTATTGAAAATGAGAATAAAAATGAGAATTGTGAATGTTCAATTTGTTATGATGAAACGAAAATGAACAATTTTGTAAAATTTGATTGTAAACACGAATTTTGTAAGGATTGTGTAGTAAATACTCTGAAAAACAGTAATAATAATTTGCGTTGTGCGTTGTGTAGGTCAGTTGTTAAAGAAATAGAAACAACAACTCATAATAATTCAGAACTGTTTTCACTGATAAAATAAATATGCTGTAAATAAAAATAAAACTTATTTATCACATATTGAATTGTTTATAAAATATTTTTATTTAACAATAGCAATATGGTCATTCAATAAGTAGTTTAATACTTTATATTTAAAGAGGTATATTTCCGGATCATCCACCGGTCATAGCACTGTTGTTAAAGATGGTGGTGACACCTTGACCTCATCCGCCACGCATTCCTTTTTTTGAAACACGTCTAGTGCGTTTCTTTACACACTTTTTTTTACGAGTAGTTTTTTTATGTGGTCTTCTTTTAGAAGAAAAGAGAGAAAAAAGTTTTTTAAACATTTTATATAATATACAAATATAAATTTAATTATTTTCGGGTTCAACAATTGGTAAATTGTCAATTGTAGTTCCATTATCTTGAGTAATATCATTTTGAGTAATATCATTTTGAGTAATATTATCTTGAGTAATATCATTTTGAGGTTGGTTAAGTTCGTCGATACAAGCCTTTTTAACAACATTCCGTTTAATATTTTGAATTTGTAACGCGTGCATTCCGATATATGGAGAAATAGCAATATTATTCATATAAGTTCTATAATTAAAACAAGAAATACTAGAATTCTTATTAAATTTAATACTGTACCACCAATAGGCAGGTATGTATAATGTCTTACCGGGCGTTAATGTAAATTCTAAACATTTCATTTTATCGAAATCTGCTATATATTTTGGTTGTGGAGTCCAAGGATTAACCGGAGATCTAAACTCAAAGTTTTCATAATCATAATTTGGATATAAATATCTAATATTATGAGGTGGTGTCAGTTTTATTTGAGCGCTGCCTTCTGTCAATAAGTAGTAATTTCTGTAGTTAATTTCGTATCTAAATGGGGTGCAAACATTTGCTGACCCCATCATAATATCGTAGTTACAATTTGACACCATATAAGGTCTCAAGAATTCGTCATTATATTTAAGATTTTTACCAACACCAGTTTCCTCTAAAAAATCACTATTATTTTCCGACAAATAGGAAGAATTAGTGTCTTCATTAAACAATTTATCTGCAGCATGTAAGGGTAGCGGAATATATAATTCAGTGTTAGAGTCGGTTTCTTTAATATTTCTAATCTTAACTTCAAATGCGTTATAATTTTTAGTAATATAAGATTTGCTAGAAGTATCGATGATAGTTTGACAATCAAAATTAAATAATACGGGTTGCCTAATATCACATATTTCTTCTAATTTCTCTTTAGATGGTTGGTCTACTTCATACATTTCGAGGTCTTCACCGGTTTTCAGATGAAATTGAACGTGTAAATAAATAAATAAAACCAAACAAAATATAAAAAATCCAATTATTATTTCCATTGTAATCTTAAATAAAAATAATAATTTTTTTTGTTAACTATAACGAAGAAGTGAAAATAAAGGTTATTCATTGATTTTTGGTGCTATAAAAAAATGGAGCACGCTATTATCTCCTAAATCATAACTAATCTTCATAGGACAATTATTGCTCAATAAAAAATCGACGTCATTTGATAATTTATTTGTAATGCACATTTTATTGATATAAGATAAACTATACGTTAATTTAATTTCTTCGTCTTCAATAATGCTATAATCACCTAGGTCGTCAATAGGAATATCCACTCTCATTTCTCCGGAAACACCATTAGTAGTTAAACTGATGTCTTGTTCAGTGCATTTAATAATAATATCATTTCCAAAATTGCCAAGTTGAGAGAACATTTCGGTTATTTGTTTAGATGATAGAGAGAATTCCGCATCATAATCAACAGACGGTATCTCCATTTCATCATAATCGTATTCTATAAGTGGCATTTTAAAGAATTTTTTGAAATCGCCCTTTTTTGGTTCTTTTTCTTGAGGAATAAAATGAATATGAACCGTATCTTCATCACCTTCGTCCATTGTAATAATTAAATCTGGCAAATCACTTTTAGTGCTGATTATAGAATAAAAAACGTTTGAATCAAATGATAAATTAATCTCCTTTTTAATTTCAAATAATGAGAACCAATTAGAGTTTATTTTAGCGTCAAATAAACATACATGAGATTTATCCATTCCTTGAATATGTATGAGACCAGAATTAATTTTCATACTAATAGAAGACGAACAATTTTTTAGGGTTTGAAATAGATGGACAAAAATGTCCTTTTTCTTTTTATCACAAATGTGTATTTTCATATTAAGTATAATTACAATTTATATTTAATATGTTTATTATTTTATTATTTATTCACTTGCTAATTCCTGCTTAATAATGTTTTTTAGGTCAGCATTCATTATAGAATTCGACGTTTCAATAACAGATTCTTCTTCTGGTTCACTATGTGTCACAGCATCTTCATCATTGCCGATTGGTTGAATGTTTTTTTCTAATTCTGTTAAAGCGATTTCATAATCGTCAAATTTAGTAGTGATGTCATTTGTAAATGTGTCATACTTCATCATAAATGTTTTGAGCAGATCCTTTGTTTCAACAAGGTCTCTATCAAATTTAAATAATTGTTCAGTATGTTTAGCAATCGCCAAGTTGTGTTTTTTGCCTTCTTCTACAATTTTATGAATTTGTTGTGTAAGTTTTGCGACATTATCGGATATTTTAGAATTATTATCACCAATTTCTCTCTTTTCAAGAGCATCCAATCTGCTAACTATATTATTTAAAATGCTGACGTCAACAATTTTAGAATTTTCGGGAATATTTGAGGAACCGGAAAACTCACTGTCTTCATTGTCAATAACCCATTGTTCGATTCGTCCTAAACGGAGCGTAATAAGACCAATTGCGTCAGAAATGGTGAGTTTTGAAAATGGCAAATCATTTTTTGGTTGTTCTTGTTGTTGTTGTTTTCCAGTTCTAACATTATTATTACCATTCGGCATATTTTGTTGTTTATGTGAAAATGCAGCTGAAGAACCGATTGATGTAACAGGTCTTCCACCTGATACAGGTGGTGCGGTTTCTCCAGCTCTTTTGGCTCTAGCGGCGGCAAGTGATCTTGAACTCATTATATAATTTTACTTAATAATTTGTTTCTAAATAATTTACGCGTTAAATGATGAAAATAGTATATTTCCATTAAATTTATAATAATTAAAAACATACCTTCATAATTTTATCTGTTAGATTAATTAATAACAGCATTATCAATATGGTGTAATGAATATAATAAATCAATTTAAGTAAATCATATTATAGTATTATAATATGTCGTCAAGAAGATTTATTAAAATGGCCAATTTACTGTTAAACACTAATTCAATTAGAAGAGTGTGGATTGACCCAAAAGAATTTCAAATTGAATTAAACCCATCAGAGATAAATGGTTTTTTGGTGGGTGGGTCAGGGTCATTTTCATCTGATAATGACGTAATTAAAATTAATAAAGTGAAACATCCACAATCTTATAAGGATTTAGAAAATTGGGTTCAAGAAACGATTGTGAGTAATAAGTAAAAAATATAATTAATAATGATAAATTTAATAATTATATAATGAATATTTATGCCACCATCTGAAACTTAATTGGTGCGTGATGTTGATAATTTTCAATAACAAAGTCTTCAACTTGATAATCGTTAATGTTCTCTCTAACTTGTTTGATAGAAATAGTTGGAAACTCAAAAGGTTCTCTTTTAATTTGTGTTTTTGCTGCTTCAATGTGGTCTTCATAAATATGACAATTTCCCTTAAAATAAACAAATTCGTATGCTTGTAATCCACAATGTTTTGCCAATAAATGTGTTAAGAATGAGTATGACGCTATATTAAAAGGTGTTCCGCAACATTCGTCGTTAGACCTCTGATAAAGAGCACACGACAATTTGTCACCGTCATGGACATTAAATTGACACATAACGTGACATGGTGGTAGCGCCATTTGGTCAAGTTGTTTAGGATTCCATGCGGTCATTATTAAGCGGCGACTGGTTCTTTGTTTAGTGTCTTTAAGAGCATCAATGATTTGTTGAAGCTGGTCGATTCCATCAAACGGGTGTTCTATGTTCTGGATAGGTTTCCCAGAAAAGCAGTTATAACTAGCATTGTAATTTCTCCATTGATAACCATAAATGGGTCCCAACATATCTTCAGGATATAATTGTAATCCTCTTGAATCCAAGAATTCTCTCGACCCATTCGCATCCCAAATATGAACGCCTTGTTCTTTAAGTATCTTATTATCGGTTTCTCCTCTAATAAACCATAAAAGCTCTTTCAAACAAGTCTTCCAAGCAGTTTTTTTTGTAGTTAAAATGGGTATTTTTCCATCTTGTAGAGAAAAACGCATAGAACTGCCAAATATTCCTTTAGTTTTACCGTTTCTACCTTCTTCCCAAGAACCTCTATCAATAATGTCGCGAACAAGATTAATATATTGGTATTCTTCGTGATTGGTTCTGTTGTTAGTTTCCATTGTAGTAATTAATTTAGAAAATTTTTAAATAGTTTTTTATTTACAATTAGTTATTTTATTTATTACTTATTTTAATTTCTAATTATAAAACATATGGATAGTTCGGATGATTCAAAAAGCTTTTTTAAGCATGTTTTAAATTTTGACGATGATTCGAAATCAGACATTTTAAACATAATTCAATACGCATTAATAGCTATAATCCCGGTAGTGATTTTGAATAAATCAATGGGTAAATATGTTCCGGAATCAGATGATAAAAAGGGAAGTGTAGAAATATCAGCTGAAATAGTAATTCAAATTATTGTTACATTTATAGGTTTATTGATTATTCATAGAATAATAACTTATATTCCTCCATATAGTGGTTCACAATATCCAGAATTTCATATAGTGTATATAATTTTAGCAATATTAATGATTACAATGAGCTTGCAAACAAAAATAGGTGAAAAAGTAAGTATTTTGGTCGAACGTATAGTTGAGCTATGGGACGGAACATCAGAGAAAAAGACAAAAAATGGAAAAAATGTTTCGGTAAAGGTTTCACAACCAATTGCGGGACAACAGATGATGCAACCTCCTGCTACATCATACACAGATGGAACCGCTATTAGTGCCTTGCCAACAAACGACATGTCATATGGTAACCAGAATACAGTTCAAGCTCAACAATTGCCAAATTATGATGCGATGTATAGACAAGACGCGACTCCATTAGTGGGTGCTGCGAATCCTGGTATGAGCGAAGGATTTGGAGAACCTATGGCGGCAAATAGTGCAATAGGTGGTAGTTTTGGAAGTGCTTGGTAAAAATGATGATAAATAAATATATTTAAAAATAATTAGAAATATATTTATATGGATGCAAATAAATTATTAAAAGCATTAGATGATCCGTCAAACGAATCGCTTATGAATTTTACAAGTGACAAAATAAAAGAAATGAATTTAAATATCATTAAGGAATTAGCATTGCCGAAAAACCATACATTGGAAATAATGAATAAATTAACGCAATATAAATATGTAGATGAAATGAATGAATTAAAATATGGTTCTTACATTAGGTGGATCCCTATCGAAGACCCAGATAATATTCATTTAACAAAAGGTGCGTTGTTTTGTGAAATGAAAATAACAGATAACGGAGTATTTTGTGTTTGTAAAAATTATGGTTATAGTCATAGACATTTTTTGTTATCTATGGATAAAAATTTAATATTTCAAAGGCTAACAGATCAGGAATTAGTTTTATTATCCGCATTGGACCATTTAATAAAATAATTGTGTTAATTTTTTATTTTTAATTTTTTATTTTTTTAGTTTTATTGAATTTAACAGACGATTTACCCTTACATTTAAATTTTCCACGTGTATATCCTTTATTGTTAAATACGGTTTTAGTGCAAATGCCAATTGCGCGCGGTTCATTTTTTTCTGGTATAGCGACCTTTTTGATACATCTGCATAATTTTTCTGCCATAATTTTTTCCGCATTTATTTTAAGTTTCCTTTTAGAGTTTGGTATGGTTTTTTTATAATATTCTAAAATGTTTTTATAATCTTTATTGGTAATTTTACTCATTGTTTGTTTAGTATATATATTAAAAATAAAATAAAATAAATTGTCTAAATGCCAAAAATTATAAGATTTGTTCGTGAATTATAATATATTGTATATACATATTCTCCACATATATTAATAATGAAGATTGTAGTATTTGATTTAGATGAAACGCTAGGTTATTTTACAGAATTTGGAATATTTTGGGACTGTTTAATGCGTTATTCAAATGAGAAAAAGAATGTATCATTGAATCAGACTGATTTTAATGATATATTAGATTTATATCCAGAATTTTTAAGACCAAATATAATAAATATTTTATCATACTTAAAGAAGAAAAAACAAACAATGTGTTGTCATAAAATGATGATATATACAAACAACAATGGTCCAAAAACGTGGGCGCACCATATAATAAAATATTTTAGCGAAAAAATAAATTATAAATTATTTGACCAACTAATTTCAGCTTTTAAAATAAATGGTAAAATTGTCGAAGTTTGTAGAACATCACACCATAAAAATCACACTGATTTTATTAAATGTACAAAATTGCCAATAAATTCTGAAATTTGTTTTTTAGATGATACCTTTTATCCAGGAATGGCTGATAATAATGTATATTATATTAACTTAAAGCCATATTACCACGATTTGCCATTTGACCTTATGTTAGATAAATTTATAAAAAGCAATATTGGAAAAAAAATAATTGACAACGATAATAATTTTATTAAAAATATTACAGAAGATATTAATGGTTATAAATATAATTATGTTTTAAAAAACACACACGAATATGACGTAGATAAAATAATTGGTAAACAAATTATTAACCATCTAGAAGAATTTTTTAAGAATAAAAAAAATAAAACAATTAAGAATAAAAAAAATAATAAAAT